GCTCACGCCAAGAAGCGAAGGCACACACTTTCAAGCCTCTGTATGGTGGCACTACGGGCACAGAGGCCCAACAACGCTACTACAGAGCCTTCAAGGAGAAGTATGGTGGTGTAGCCCTCTGGCATGAAGACCTGCAGCGAGAGGCCGTTGAACGGCGAGTAATCACCCTTCCGTCTGGCAGGCAGTATGCGTTTCCCGATGCGCGGTGGACAAAGTACGGCACAGCTACACACCGCACAAACATATGCAACTATCCTGTGCAGGGGTTCGCAACTGCGGACTTGTTGCCCGCTGCTCTCGTTCGGCTCGACAAACTATTCATGGCAAACGAACTGCAGTCGGTGATATGCAATACAGTACACGACTCCATCGTGATCGACTGTCATCCTGATGAAAAGGATACTGTTGTCAGACTGATGCGCGAGGCTATGCTATCGCTGCCTGAAGAGACGATGCGTCGGTACGGCATAGAATACGACATGCCTGTCGAGATTGAGATAAAAATGGGCGATAATTGGCTTGACTTGACTGTAGTCGATTAGTAAGATCAATCTACAACCATTCTAACGTAAAGGAGATCGCGAGATCATGTTAGGGACAGAAATAGTAAATATGATGGATAACGACTTGGACAATATCGTAGCGGCAATGTCGAGTGACAATGTCGAGGATATGATGAAACTTACTGGTCAGGGCGGTGGATCGACTGAAAAGGTCGGACTGCCTCGCCTGAACATCAACTACGATCAGGAGACTGATGACGGTCAGACCCTTGTGCGGGGCGACTGGAAGATGTTTCTTGATGGGCGATTTATCTTTGCCAAAGAAGTGAAGCTTCGAGCCTTGCTGCGTACTTACGAGTATTCGATGTGGGACTCTGAGGCCAACGAGGGCAAGGGCGGCTTTTCATGTAAGTCGGTCCAGAAGAATCAGTTGGGCGGGGACTTCCCCGACACGCAGGGCGGCAACAAGTGTGGACGCCTCACCCGTGACGAAGAGGAAGCCCTAGACAAGGATGACGTTCGTTATCTTACTTCCCGTGCTGTCGTCTGCAATCAGGTAATCTACGGGCGCATCAGCGGATCATTCCGTACTTCCGATGGTACGCCTGTCGAGGTGAGTGAGGAGCCGGTGATTGCTTACTTCAAGCGGTCAGGGTTCAAGCCTATCGCTGACTTCATACAGGGGCTTACGAAGCAGACTAAGCTGATGGCGCAGACAAACATACTGCTGCGTACCAATCGGCAGAAGAAGGGCAGCGTGACCTACTGGACGCCGATGCCTACGTTCGATAGCACTGTAGCTATTACGGACAGCGACAAGGAACTGTTGGGGACTTTCGTAGAGACTGTGAAGGGACACAACGAAAACGTAATGAATGGACACAGGGAAGCATCTAAGCTGATGGCAGACGATAGTGATATCGATCTGGCGGCGGATTTTAAAGATGCTGACGCTGCTTAACATTCAAGACTACATGTCTAAGGCTCTGCGGGGGGAAGTAACGATTTCCCCCGCAAGTCTTTCTGAGTTTGTAGACATTACAAAGTATTCTGTAGAGCGGCAACTCGTAGACAAACGCGGCGAGTACCGCATACGTATGTCCGGCTTGGGCCGTCCGCTCTGTCAGCAAGTCCTTGAGAAGAAGGGCCACAAGGAGTCGATGCAGTACAATACGCTGTTTCGTTTCTTGTTTGGCGACATAACAGAGGCTATCCTGATGCTTGTCATGCGGGAAGCCGGTGTAGATATCGTAGATGCTCAACGTCAGGTTGAACTGACGCTGGGTGACCACACAATCAGGGGCACTCTAGACGTTATTATACGTGACGAGACAGGCACAGAGAAGGTGTGGGACATCAAGTCCGCAAGTGACTGGGCCTTCAAGAACAAGTTCACTGGATTCGGCGGCTATGACTCCTTGAAGAATGATGACCCATTCGGGTACGTCATGCAGGGCTTCCTCTATGCTGCAGCTACGGACATGCCCTTCGGTGGCTGGATTGTAGTCAACAAGTCTAGTGGTGAGGTGGCTGTCGTCGAGGCACCTGAGTGGCAAGAAGAGGATCGTGTCAAATACTTGGCAGACGCAGTAGAGCGCGTCAAGTTCTTGACAGACCCTGATGTCAAGGAATTCAAGCCCTACCCCGACGAGTTCGAGACGTACCGCCGTAAGGGCGAAACCCTGCGTACGGGAAACAAGGTCTTGTCGAAAGAGTGCAACCTCTGTGGGTTTCGCGAACACTGCTGGCCCGATGCAGTCCTACACGCTCGTGTGACTTCACAGGCTAAATCCCCACCCCAAGTCTGGTATACCAAGCTAAAAACAAAGGAACTGTAACATGCCCTACCTCTTCGTTAGAGACTACGAGGTAGAACTGATGGAGATGAACAAAGACCTTCGTCATGTGTATGTCGAGTCTCATAGGGCTAGTGGTGGTGAACGTAAGCTTGTTCGTTTGCGTTTGAATGAGCGGGCACTGCCCCTCACCCTGCGTGACAACTACAGTGACTTGGGCGCACTCACATCGGGCACTGAGAAACGAGACATTACAACACTCGAATCTGAATTGCAGAAGATAGGCAGACTCTCACACTCTGGAGTTATTGTATGCGTCCCACTGAATCGTTTGACAAACGAACTGTCTACAATAGAAAGACTTTCCCCAAGAGTGGCAGGGTACGTGATACAAAGAATGGGTTCTATAGGAATGCAAATATGAAACGGGGCAACCGCAAGGCTGGGTTCCGGTCTAACTTCGAGTTAGGCATAGCGAAAAAACTCAGCAGCAAAAAAATTCCGTACGAATATGAGCAGATGCGACTTACGTACGTACCCAAGCCTCGCACCTACACTCCGGACTTTCACCTCACTAGGCAGAACATAATCATTGAGGCGAAGGGTTACTTCGACAAGGGGGACAGGGTCAAGATGCTCTTGATCAAGGAGCAGCATCCTGACTTGGACATTCGTATTGTCTTCCTAAATGCACGTAATAAAATTTACAAGGGCAGCAAAACCACGTATGGTGCGTGGGCTGAAAAGAACGGGTTCAAGTGGGCAGAAGGTTCTATACCAGAGGAGTGGCTAAAAGATGACGACGATTGATGAGAGCGACTTCGAGAAGGCATCGCTCATGCCTAACAGATGGTACTTGATCCTGCGTAAACTCGACGAGGAAAGTTTTCAAGTATCTGCGTATGATACCACAACTGAAGAGGACGAGGAGTTCTACGAGGCCGGTACGATAGTCATCAATGGCATGATGGAACTCTTGGAGTCTGACTTTGACAGGGTTATGGAGGCGGGTCTCGCTCGTCTTGCATTTGACAACGTCAAGGAAAAGTTGCTTAATGAAACAAGCAACGATGATGGTCCGACTGTAAAGCACGAGGACGGCACCAACATAGTCAAGATAGACTTTGGCAAGACGCAGTGATGAGACACGAGGCATACATGAGAGAGCAGGCTATAAAGAATGATAACGTCAACAGTCCGGCACACTACAATCAGGCAGGTATCGAATGCCTTGACGCAATCGCAGCGGCGACGGGTGATGGCTACGAATACTACCTGCAGGGAAACATCATCAAGTACCTCTGGCGATACAGATACAAAAACGGAATCGAAGACCTCAAGAAAGCACAGTTCTACCTAAACAGATTGATCGCAACAAAGGATGACAACAATGAATAATCTGCTACCAACACCCTACCAAGAATTTATACATAAGTCGCGCTATGCACGGTGGATAGAGGAAGAGGGTCGTCGTGAGAACTTCGACGAAACCGTATTCCGCTACACAAATTTTATGGCGAACCATGTCAAGGGAAATCACGACTTCGACATACCGGAGCGTGACCTTCTCGACATCCACGATGCTATTCTCAGCCTAGAGATCATGCCGTCGATGCGGGCTATGATGACTGCAGGACCGGCCCTCTCACGGGACAACATCTGTGGGTACAACTGCTCGTATATACCTGTCGATCATCCACGTGCGTTCGACGAGTGCATGTACATCCTGATGTGCGGCACTGGTGTGGGCTTCTCTGTCGAGCGTGAGAACGTAGATAAGCTGCCCGTCATCTCCGACAACTTTAGTGAGTCCGACACAGAGATAAACGTGGCCGACTCGAAGCCGGGATGGGCCAGAGCATATCGTGAACTCATCGCCCTGCTCTATGCCGGTCAGGTGCCCCGCTACAATGTGGATGGTATTCGTCCTGCTGGTGCGCGGCTCAAGACTATGGGTGGACGTGCGTCAGGGCCACAGCCGTTGGTTGACCTGTTCAACTTCACCATAGACACGTTTATGAAGGCGAAGGGACGTAGGCTCTATCCTATCGAATGTCACGACATCATGTGCAAGGTTGGTGAGGTTGTCGTCGTTGGTGGCGTACGTCGCTCTGCCCTGATCTCTCTGTCGAACCTCAACGATGATCAGATGGCACACGCCAAGTCAGGACAGTGGTGGGAGCATGAGGGTCAACGCGCCCTAGCCAACAACTCTGTAGCCTACAAGAACAAGCCAGAGATGGGTACGTTCATGCGTGAGTGGCTTGCACTCTACGACTCAAAGTCGGGTGAGCGTGGCATCTTCAATCGTGAAGCAGCGGACAAACAGGTTGCTCGTAACGGACGACGCGACACAGGGTATATGTGGGGCACCAACCCCTGCAGTGAGATCATCCTGCGTCCCTACCAGTTCTGTAATTTGTCAGAGGTGGTTGTGCGTGAAAACGATACGTTGGAAAGCCTGAAGCGTAAGGTACGCCTCGCTACGATCTTGGGCACCCTGCAGTCCACACTTACTGACTTCAAATACTTGAGGAAGATATGGAGAGACAACACAGAAGACGAACGATTGTTGGGCGTTTCCTTGACTGGTATCATGGATCATGGCGTCCTCTCAAAGACTACGGACTCAAAGCGTTGGCTAGAGGAGATGCGACAAGTTGCTATCGACACGAACCTCAAGTATGCAAACATGCTTGGAATCCCACAAAGCAGTGCCATTACCTGTGTCAAGCCATCGGGCACTGTGTCACAACTCGTAGACGCCGCTAGTGGCATCCACGCACGTCATAGTGAACACTACGTACGTACGGTGCGGGGTGACTCGAAAGACCCCTTGACGCAGTTCCTTATCGATTCGGGCATACCTGCCGAACCGGATGTTACGAAGCCTGACTCTGTTGTGGTGTTCTCGTTCCCTATGCAGTCACCGCCTCACGCTATCACACGGACAGACATGTCCGCTGTCGAGCAGCTTGAGTTGTGGAAGCTATACGCTCTACACTGGTGCGAACACAAGCCGTCCATCACCGTCACCGTCAAGGAGGAGGAGTGGATGGACGTGGGTGCGTGGGTGTATGAGAACTTCGACGTAGCGTCTGGTGTGTCGTTCCTGCCCTTCTCTGATCATACGTATCAGCAGGCTCCGTATCAGGACATCGAACCTGACGAGTACCTTGAGTGGAAGGAACGGATGACCTATGTTAACCTAGACTGGTCCCGCCTCACAGACTTCGAGCGCGAGGACAACACAACAGGCTCACGTGAACTGGCGTGTACGGCTGGTGTGTGTGAAGTCGTAGACCTGAATGCTGCCTAACAGAGGAGAACAGAGATGGCTGAGTCGCCAAAGATTACAATAGACAATGTAGAGTACGACTATGATACCCTGTCCGACAGACACAAGCAGATCATAGGTAACATGAAGTACGCATCGGACAGAATATCCGAATTAAACATGAAAATAAATCAATATCAGGCAGCAATGCTGACCTATAAGCGTATGCTGGAGCAAGCAAACAATGATACAAGTGAAGATAACGCCTGAGATCATAGCCCGTGCCAAAAAGAAAGCTGCCACTGTAGGTAATCTACAGGGCAGCATCACGGGTAGCTTGAGTAATGTCGTCGGTGCGATAGGCGAGATCATCGTAGCTGATGCTATCGATGCGGACCAGTCGAACACCTACGACTATGATTTGGTTAGGGACGGGGAGCGTATCGACGTGAAGACGAAACGCTGCAACACACGTCCCTTTCCACACTACGACTGTTCGGTGGCTGCACACGGTGCCAAACAGGACTGCGACAGCTACGTGTTTGTACGCATCCTGACCGATTCATCGCAGGCGTGGATACTGGGTAAGATTCCAAAACAAGACTTCTACACAAAAGCGACGAAATACCAACGGGGCGACATAGACCCCGCAAACGGCTTTGAGTTCAAGGCCGATTGTTACAATCTACCTATCAGTGAGTTGTCCGATGTCAAACAAAGCATCACTATTTAAATTTGAAGCGAGTCTTCTTCGCAACGGAAAGGTCGAGTTACTTTGTGAATCTGTGAAGCCCGAAGAGTTCGAGGGCGTGATCAGCAAAGGGTTGCCAGAGTACGACGGGGGGCACTCTATAGCAACCCTGTTGAGATACCTGAAGTCTTGGTCAGACGAGGCTATGGATAAGTCGGCCAGATATATCTAGCTTTTACCCTTGCCGTCTGCAGCATAGAACGGCACCATATCCCCAGCCTTATTCTTGACCATCTTGAGACTGCCCCCGTTTGCCATACCCGGCATCATCGGATTCATATTCATACGCTTGTTTTGACGCTCATTCTGCGTCATTGTGCTTGTCATCATGCCCCCCGCTTGAGCCTTCTTGCGGGGTTTCTTTTTGGTGGTAGCCATGCCGCCGTACATCATCGGCTTACGCTTTGACATGCCCCCATACATCATGGCCTTGCGTTGGCCGTTGTTGTACATCTTCATTGGTTCTCTCCGTTCTGTGAAGCTGTTACTCGAAAATATCGCTGAGAAGACCCTTGCCTCTAACGTCAAAGCCTCCCAGTGGTGTGCCCTTTGGTCCTAACAATGAACCGGGGCGACGTACATCTGGCATATCCAAAGTGCCAGTGTAGTCTGAGGTGTATCCCAGACGAACCTTATCCATCGGTGTCGCGGATATAGTAAACTTTCTGCCAGACAAATCTACAACCTCTTCTTTTTCAGGGGTGATAGCCTGACTGAAGAGTGCGTGATGTTGAACAAGGGCTGCAGCAAATTGTGCATCCCTCTCAGGAGCGAGGGGTTTGCCAGTTCTAACCATGTCTAAAAACGCTCGTCCCAGATTCGGATCAGTGACTATGGCTGTTAAGAATTCGCTGTTCTTGAATCGTAACTGTTGTAGGATAGCTTCCGTACCCACGTACTGAGGACGAACAACACCCCTGTTGATGGCGTACAGGCGACTGATGTAGCTTTCTACAGACAGCGCACGAGGTATGCCTCTGATTTGAACAGGGGACTGTGCGAGAGGATTGTCCGTGAGTTCAACCAGTACGTTTGCAATTGCTTCCACAGTCTCGTAGTGATCTTTGCCCAACAGACTCTTGGCAACTTCCACTTCTTCCTCTGTTTCGCCAAGAAATTTCAAGAGGGCTTGTGGATTCTCTACGAGCATGTCGGTGAAGGTTGTCTTCACTTCTCCTGTAGCAGACTTGTCTAGCTTTGCTTGCTTCTTTCCAGTCTTGGAAAACAACTTACGACGCATGCCGTTTATGTATGCTGCCCTAAGTATTTCATCTACTCGTTCTGGCGTGTATTTTGTATCACCAGCCTCATTTACGAGAAGAAGCATGTTCTTTCGTATCTGAGTGTATCTTTCCATGCCGCCGTCAATCAAAACAGACGCTATGTCTGCTGCAGCCATGTCGGTAGATGTCAGCCTGCCCAGAACAGCCGTAGCATCCTCAAGGCCCTGTGCCAGTTCCCTCGCAGGTGCTGTAGCGTTTTCTAGCTGGGTGTTAATCAGCTTCTCAGCATTCTGCATCTCTGTATCGTAGCGGGCGTTGCCTATACTCTTTCTACTAAAAGATGTGTGATCGTCCACTATGTTCATCAGGTTGACAAGGGGAACATCCGTGCCATCCTTAGATACCATTCGCAAGTTTCGTTCCACGTTTCTTGCGGCTTCTGTTATCTCTGCCGGTGTCAGTTTGTTTGATATAACATTTTTCTGAACCCATTCTGCAAAGGACGCTCGTACAATAGCCCTCTGTCCCTCTGTGAAGGGTTCGCCCTCTACAAGGCGAGGAGAAAGCATTCCGTCTACGGGGTTTACGATGTCCTTACCCATAGCCCGATTGACGCCAGCCATATACACTGCTGCCTTTTCAGGATCGATGAGCATGTTCGCAGTCAGCCATTGACTAGGAAGAGTAGCAGTCTGAACTCCGGTAGGGAACTCTGAGGTGGGCTGGGAGAGGTTTGATCTTTTATTGAAGAGAAGACTTGGTACAAGCGCACCACCCGTTTCGTCGTGGAATCTTTCTTTGTATTGTCTCCAGCCTGCGTTTGCATCCCGCAGATAATCCGTCAGGGCAAAGGTGCCCTCACCATCTATCTGAATCTGAAGACGTTCTACGGGAACACCGTCAACAACAAACGAGTCAAATTTCTGTTCGACGTTTGTGTTGGACAGTGTGTATAAGGCCCTAGATACTTCTGTCTTGCCTTCTTGGGCTGCGCTGTAAGCTTCTCTACGAATTATCTCGTCTAAACGACGAAGACCCGCAGGGTCCATACGGAACATGCCTCCGTCAAATCCCTCTCGTGCTTCTGCCTGCTGCATGAAGTCAGCAACCTGTGCCTGCAAGGGTCTGCCCCGATTGACGCCAGTCCCGAAAACAAACCCCTCAGTCTCTAGGTCTGCTTTCATATCTTGAAGCAGCTTGTTGACTGGTATGCCCTGTGATCGTGCTAGTTCTTCAAATATAGGATCGCTTATCTCTAGGACTATATTATCAACAAGTCTAGGTGAAATACCCTCGCCAAGTCCCGTCGTACGTGCAGAGATTAAGTCTGTAAACAAATCAGACGTGTCCACAGTAATATCATTGGAGAGTGGCCTATTGTTTGCATCAACAAAGCGAACTTCTGGAACACCGTCCTCCCCGACTTTCTTCAGTCGATCATAGGGATATGATGCCGCCTTTCTGGCAACTTCGTTAGCAGCCTCCAACTGAAAAGCGAACAACGTAGATGGCGTGGTGGTATGATGTATGTTGTCCTTGTGACGAGGCAAAGTACTAGGAAGAACCTCTTCTATGGGAGCAACAACTCCATCCCCCCCTCTAGCACTGGATACGCCTATACGCTCTATCATCTGAGCAGATGAAGCAATCAGGCTTTCGTTTATGGCACGGACTGCAGTCCCAGAAGCTGCTTCTACTTGCTCACGATTTATATACTTTTGATCGAATATGTTCTTGGCAAGCAAGCTACCCACAGCATCTGGAAATGTCTTGGCAGTTTCGCCCTCACCCAGAGTATCAATCGCTCCCTCCTGAACGATATCTGAATTGGCTGTCAATGCGTTAAGGTAATGACCTACACCCTTCTCATTGATTACAGCCAGATCAGATTCTATGCTCTTCTGCAAGTCTGTTCCCTGACGAGACATAGCCCGCATGAATTCAAAGAATTCGTTGTCGGCCATATCTGCGGGTACCATCTCCTTGATCAAGCGGTTCAACTCTCCGTTGAGGTCTTGAAGGCCCTTAAAGGCTTCCTGATACTGTTCTGCAACATCCATGTCAAAGGCGTCACCAACATTTAAGCTTTTCTTAACTGCGTCTGCATAGTGACGTAGCGTAATCAAGTCTGTTATGATAGGAACACTGGCGTTGAGATACTTTCTGTCCACTCCTTTTGCTTCTAGGATATCAAAGCTACGGTTTATTCGTTGTGCGTTAGCTTCAATCTGTCGGGCAAAGTCTGGGTTGGCCCTAGAAAACGAAGTGACAAGGAACTGCAGGTTTCTTTTGCCGGTGGACGTGATTGTTCCGTCAGGGCTTACAAACGGTCCCTCAGACCCAAATGGAAACGAACTCCTAGCCCTAGCTGCATTAAACGCCCGCAAACCTCGTGGCACGTTTCCACCGCTGATTGATATAATCAGCCCAGCAAACAAACCTCCCAGTTCACCGAATGCGGGATCGATCATCTCAAACTCTTGTCCGAAGAAGTGACCTGCTGTAGCAGCACCCACGACCATGTACTTATCTTGTACATTTATGTCGCGCATATACTTGGGCACACTACTGATTCGTTCAGCTTCCATCATAGCAATTCGATTCGAAGCTATTTCTGTTCGCAAGTCTCTGAGTTCCAGTTCTGTGTCAGGACTGTATGATCTTGCTTGTTTTTTAACAAGGGCACGTTCACGCGATATTAGTGTTACTTGCCTCGTTTTAATCTGCTGAACCTCTGCGCGAAATTCAGGAGGGAGACGTGTGTCAGCAATTTGATACGCAGTAGCAAGCCTTCCTTCAATTATCTTCTTTTGCTGGTTACTACTTAAAATGCGAAGAGGGCTAAACGGAGCGACTTCCCGTGTTTTCAAGTAAAAGTTAGTAACGTCATCTATAGTCAAGTCCGGATTCTTTTTGAGTTCACGCGCCAAGACGCTTTCAAAGTTAGAAAGTTCTGCCTCTGATATAAGCCCCTTCAAGAGTCCTGATCCTTTGGATAGACCTATCATTTCTGCAGCCAACCGTGTCGCACGAGGCAAGAGTCCTGAGTAAGTGTAGGCGAGTTCCTCTGCGGTAGCTAAGTCTACATACACACCCTTCTGAGCATAGCGGTTTTGTAGTGCCTGTGGAAAGGATGCAAAGTTGTCGTCCATAAATGCTTGACGACCCTTGAAGCCGGAGATAGATACGTTCTCTCCTACGCCGTCAAACCAGTCAATCGCTTCTCCAATGCCCCACAATCCTGTCTCAATTATGCTGCGGCCAACTGCATCAACTGCACCCCTTCCGACTCCCTCTATGTCACCCATGCTAGGATCACTGAGACGATCTCGAAGGATGGCAAACCTACCCCGATCATCCACGCCATTCTTCATAAGGACATTGTTCAAGTATGCACCGTACAATGGCCGGGTTACTTCTCTGTTGCCCAAGTTGGCGGTAAACATCATAGACGCAAACCTTACGCGCTCCATGTCACTCACGGTCATGTCTAGGGTGCTTATTGGCACACCATTTTTAAGCACTTGCGAATTCAAACCCTCCGGTATCTTCGTAAGATTTTCAATGCCCTTCCACCACGGAATTTCAATTTGCTCACCATCAATGACCATAAAGGATGCGCCACGCTTGTCTCCGTCACGTATTCTGTCCTCAAGGCTCATGCCGGACACATCGTACATATTTCCTTCTGAGTCTACGAGGTCTGTAGCCTGATTAAACAAGGCCACAACTTCGGGATTCTTGAAGTCCATAACCTCAGTGATTGATACGTTAGGGGTGACTTTATTCCAGTTTGTCGCTCCGTACAAGTCACGGTCTGTCTGCATTCCCATGCCCAGAACAGACAAGTAGGGAACTGGCTCTTCTTTCGTACGGATCAAGTCCTTGTCAACGGCGGGTGTTGAGTCTGTAGCACCTACGGGTTGCCCTGTAACCACTGCATCTCGTATTCGTTTTTGTTCGGAATCAAGGTTTTCAATCTGGGCCTGAC